GTGAGCGAGGCGCAGGCGTGTGGTGTGCCGTGTCTCGTGCCGGACTGGTCGGCGCTAGGTAGTGACGGTGGGTGGCCCGGCGACTCGGTCGTCCGTGTGGCGTGCACCAACACCGCCCTCACCGCCCCCATGAACGGGGCTGCCTACACTATCGGCGGGGTACCGGATCGTGTTACATTCGTCTCTGACCTGCACGCGCTGTACAGCTCCCTTTTACACACGCAGGCCATCCGCCAACGCGGGCTCCGCCGCTCGGCCCTCCTCTCGTGGGAGCGTACCGGGGAAGAGTTCCTCCGCGTGGTGGAACACGTGGTGAACGGCGTACCCGCTACGTCCGACACCGCACCAGCGGAGGTCGCCCAGTGTTGAGCTTCAAGTTGCGTGGTGTCAAGGCCATGCGGCGCCGAGTGGCCCAGGTGTCGGCCAAGCTCGACGCGCAGGCTCACCGTGCCTTGGACCTTGAAGGCCGGGCCGTCCTCCGCTCGGCGATCCGCATGGCCCCCTTCGAGGACGGCGAGCTGAGGAAGTCGGCTCTCCAGCACCCCGTGCGGCGCGAGGGCCGAGACTTGGTCACCGTCCTGACGTTCGGCGAGCAAGGCCCCTCCGCGGCCTACGCTCTCGCGCTCCACGAGACCCCCTCGCCTCACGACCCTCCATCGTGGGTGGGTGTGACGGTGACCTTCCACACCCCTGGCACCGGCCCGAAGTATCTGGAGACCCCGCTACGTCAGGCCGTGTCGGGGATGGCCGATCGTGTCGCCAAGCGCGTACACCTCGGGTGAATGACAAGTGGCGAGCCGTTACCTTTCGATCCGCGCTGTGCAGCACCCGTTCGATATCGGGCCTGACAACAATTCTCGTCCACAGGTGTCGTGCAACTACGAAGTAACCGGTGCCGCTCCTATCAGCAACCTCGCCGAAGAAGTCATGGGTCTCATTGTCGCCGCCGGGCTGGGCATCATCGGTACCACCATCTTCAAGGGTCGGGCCGCCATCATCCCCACGACGGGTGATGGTCCGTTCACCCAGATCATCGTCACTTCGGGATACGAACCTTTTCAGACCCACAACAACGATAGGTATGAGCGGCCGACATTCCAGGTGGTGGTCCGGGCAAAGACCTACACCGCCGCCGAAACACGAGCCCTCGCCGTGTACCGCCTTCTCGACGGCCAACACAATGTTACCGTCGCCTAACAACCGAAAGGAGAAAATGAAGTGTCGCAAGCCGTAAGTGGTCATGGCGCAACCATCGCCATGGAGCTGGACCCCGCGGGTGCTCAGGGCACCTTCACCGTCATCGCCGAACTCAACGGCGACATCAACGAGCCGGGACTCAACCGGCCGTGGACCGAAACGACCCCCCATCAGGACACCATCGACTCGGGTGTCACTGGTCGTCTCGGGCGTGAGCCACTCACCTTCTCCATCAACTACATCTTCGATGACTCGACCCACGTGGCGCTGCGCGACGCCATCATCGACAACACCTTCACCGGCTTCCGCATCCGTGGGCCGGGGGGTACGCCGAACTCCGACGAGATCATCGCGTCCGGGTTCGTCACCAACCTCTCGGTCACCAACCCCGTCCGTGAGGGGGCGCGTTCGGCCGAGGTGACGGTGCAGCTCTCGAAGGCCCAGAAGGTCGATGGGACGATCGTCGGGACCGCCGTCTAACCATCGTGGTTGACGGCCCTCACTAGGTAGGCATTTCGGTAGGTCAACAGGTCAACAGGTCAACAGGTAACTAGGAGGAACGTAACAGTGGCAACCAAGAGAATCAGCAAGGCAAACGGTGGTGGTGTGGTATCGCACAAGGTGGCGACGGTGGACGACTTCTTCAAGCCCAACACCAACCCCGTCGCCCTCTCCACCATCTCTCGCATGGTGCACATCCGCCAGCTTGCCGCCAACGACGTGATGGAATTCACCGATCTCCCCAAGGACGCGACCACCAAGGAGCGCCGCCTCGCCCTCATGCGACTGATCGCTCGTGCAGTCGCCGACGAGAACGGCAAGTCGCTGTTCAGCGAGGACGATCTTGGGCGACTCGGCGAGATCCCGGTGGTGGTCTTCAACGAGCTGTCAGAGGCGGTTCTCGACGCGGCCGGCATCGTCACCACCTCGCCTACCGCCGACACGGGCGTCGGAGGGGCGGAGGGAAACGCATCCGGCGGAGCCCCCAACTCCGCTTCCTCTACCGTCTAGCTTTGACCATGGGGATTCCCGACGTCCACTCTCTGGCAAGGGAGATGACGTGGGCACAGCTACAAGGGTGGATGGCCTACGCGGAACTCGAACCGTTCGGCGAACAACGGGCTGACCTCCGCATGTCCATCCTTGCCTCCATGATCTACAACGCCAACCGTGGCCCCAAGCAAAAGGCCAAGTCCCCTTCGGACTTCATGCCCCAGTTCGGTCCGGCGGTCACCAAGCCGAAGCGCCCACTCACCGACCCGGCACAGTGGAATGCGTTTGCTGGCACGATCATGGACAACTACGGTGATCGGCCCAACAAGACAGAGAAGGAGAGGCCACCTCGACCACTGAATATGTCCGCCCGTCGTCGTCGTGAACTCGAAGAGAAGGGTGTGGTGCTTCCTGCCACCGTGTAATCGGTAACCGGTGAGGTAAAGCGAGTATGGCCAACATCGGCACGGTACAGGGCGAGATCAGGCTCACCGACGCTTTCAATGCGCCGCTGGCCAATCTCGACAAGGCCATCACCCGCATGGAGGCGCGGCTCTCCAGGTTGACCGCGGCGACCGGACAGCTCAACCAGGGGACGAAGCGAGCCGGTAGCGGGTTCGGTAGCTTCGGCAACCATATCAAGAATACCCTCATTCACGTGGGGACCGCCGTTGTCGCCTACAAGGGGTTGGCGGCGGCGATCTCCTCCGTGGGTAAGAACGTGGAGTTCGAGCGCACCCTCACCAAGATCACCAACCTCACCTCCACGTCGTCTGACGAAGTCGTCCGTTTCAAGACCGAGCTGCACGGTATCAGGGCCGCCACGGGGAGAGGGCCACAGGAACTCGCCGAGGGGTTCCTCGCCATCGCCTCGACAGGTTCGCACGCCGCCGAGACCACCGAGCGCCTCGCTGCCTCGGCCAAGCTAGCGGCGATCGGCTTGGGTGAGACCAACACCATCGGTCGCGCCCTCTCGGCCACCATCAACGCCTACGGGCGCGAGAACATCAGTGCCGCCCAGGCCGCCGACCAACTGCTCGCCACTGTTCGTGAGGGTGGTGCCGAAGCAACAGAGATCGCCGGTGTCCTCGGCCGCGTCGTCGGTGTCGCCAAGCTGATGGGCGTGTCGTTCGCCGAGGTGGGGGCGTCCATCGCCACCTTCACTCGTCTCGGTGTCGGTGCTGACGAAGCGGTTACCGCCCTGCGCGGCACCATGATGGCGATGCTCAACCCGTCGAAGTCCGCCAACGACGCCCTCGCCGCCATGGGTACGTCGATGGCCGAGCTGCGCCAACAGGTGAAGGACAAGGGGTTGGCCGTCGCGCTCATCGACTTGGTGAAAGCAACCAAGGGCAACGACGAGGCGATCGCCGATATCATCCCTAATGTTCGTGCCCTAGCTGGTGTGCTCGCCAACGCCGGGTCGCAGGCCGACGCCTACCAAGAGATCCTCACGCGCATCGAAGGTTCGACTGGTGACCTCGACGATGCGATGAAGCAACTGCAAGCCTCACCCGCCATGCGGTGGGACCAACTCAAGGCCCAATTCGAGTCCTTGGCCCTCACCCTCGGCGAGTCCCTCCTACCGGGCTTCGAGGCCCTCGGTAACGCCCTCGCGAGCGTCGACCCTGGCACTCTGCGCGAGTTCGGTAGCGACGCTGCGCGTGTCCTATCGGCGCTCGCCTCCATCCTCAAGGTTCTCGTCGACAACCTCCACCTTCTCAAGGCCGCTCTCCTCGGGCTGTTGGCCTTCAAGGTCGCCGCCGCTATCGAGGGTTGGGTAGTCGCCGTTCGCGCGTGGATCGTCGCCACCACCACCGCCACCGCCACGACCGCGACCTTCGGCTCCACGATCGCCGCCCTCGCCGGTCCTATCGGGATCGCCGTCGCCGCGTTGTTCGCCCTTAGTGAAGCCGCCAAGAAGTACGTGCGCGACGCGCAAGTCGAAATCGATCGCCTAGTCGTCGACACCAACGCCGCCGGTGAAGCCCTCGCCCGTCTGCGCGGGATGAAGAACACCGAGATGGGTGCGTTCGTCTCGCGTGAGACCTTCACCCTCATGCAGAAGGACATGAATGCTGCCGCGGCGGCGGTCGAGCGTCTGTCCAGAGAGCGCAACGAGCTGTTCAATCCACAGAACTTGCAGTCCTTCTTGACCGGCGAGAAAACGCTCACCCAGGCGATCAATGACGAGGGTTACGCCACCCGTAAGGCGATCGAGGAGAAAGAACGGCAGATCGAGCAGCAACGGATCATTCTCAAGAGCACGAGTAGTGCGATCTCTTTGGTGCGCAACTTCGGTCAGGTGATCGAAGAGACGGCGCAGAAAGAGGAAGAAGCGACCGTCACTATCAAGGAGCTGGACAGTGCGACCCTGAACTTCATGCAACGGGTGGAGGAGACCACCCAACGCCTGGAGGACCAGCTCGAAGTTGCCCGTGCCCTCAACGCTGAGGCCCTGATGGAGTCGCGTCGTCGTGTACGCGGCAACGAAGGCGAACTCGCCCTCATCGCACAGGTCGAGGCCCAGCGCCTACTCTCCCAGGAGAAGCGCATCCAGTTGGCGATCGACAAACAGATCGCCGCGCTGGAGACCGCCAAGCTCAAGGTTACCGACGAGGTGAGGGAGAGGATCAAGAGGTCGGTACGAGAGACGATAGAGCTGGAGGACCAAACCGACCTCGTAGTCGCTCGCACCGCCGTACTGGTCAAGAAGTGGGAGGAGGTCGCGGATCGGCAACAGAAGACCATCCGTGAGCTACAGGACGCGGCCGACGAGATCGAGTTCTCCAAAGAGCTGGAGATGGACCGCCTCGACACCACCCGCGAAATGCTTGCCGCGTGGATCGAGGGTGGATCGGTGGCGGCGCGTACCGTCGAGATCAATGCCGAGCTGGTGCGACAGAACAAGGAGAACGAGCGCACTGGCGGAGTCATCCTCAACAACACCGAAGCCTTGGCCAAGTTCTACGCCGAGATCGAGGAGGAGGTGGAGAAGGTCACCTACCTGCTCGGCAAGATGTCCTCGTTGATGAAGCCCCAGTGGCAAATCTACGCCGACGCCGCCTTCGACGCCTTCGACCTCATCTTCGACACCCTCGCCGGTGCGTTCGAGGAGTTCCTCAACACCGGACAGGTCAACTGGGACAACCTCTGGGAGAACCTCAAGAGCAGCGCCATTTCGATCTTCGTTGACATGTTGGCTGACATGTTCAAGCGGTGGCTCGCCCAACAAGCTGCTATGGCCGCTACCGACTACGCCGCCAACAGTGGTGGCGGTGGAATGGGTGGTGGTGGCGGCTGGATGAACATGCTCAGCGGTATGTTCGGTGGGGGTGGTGGTGCCGCTGGTGTCACTGCCAAGGGGAGCGCAGGGAAGACTGCTGCTGGGATGGGTAAGGGTAGCGCCGCTGGTGGTGCTGGTGGTGCCGGTGGCTCTCTCGCCGCTGCGGGGTGGGCCGCTGCGATTGTCGCCATCGTGCTCGCCGCCCGCAACCAGATGAAGACCTCTGGGCGCGCCGAATCGGACACCGAAATCGTCTTCGGTCAGGGCCAAGGTATGGCCCTTGGTCCCAACTCGCGCCACAACTCTCAGGTGTCGGGTGGTCAGTTCCAGCGTCAACTCGAAGCGGTGCAGAAGCTCATCGACGACGTGGTCAAGTTCATCGGTAGCCTCGGTGGCACCATCGACAAGACCGTGCAAGAGACGTCGCGCCTGTTGGTGGGTCGCGAGGGACGCGGCAAGAAGACCAACTGGTTCGTCAAGTACGCGGACGGTTTGGTCAAGCACTTCGGCTCCGACATGGAGGCGGCGTTCGAGTTCGCCATGGTACAGGCGATTCGCCAAGCGCCCACCGTTGGACTCTCCCCAGAGGTGCGTACCGCGCTCGCCAACACCGCTGCCGAGACGATGGACCAGCTCCAGGCGGACATCGACACTGCCCTGTCAGTGTTGCGGTCGCGCATCGGCGACGTGGGTGCCGACATCTACGACATCTATCGTGCGTTCGAGGAGCAAATCGCCGCTGCGGAGAAGCTGGGCCTTGCCACCTCCGACCTCGTCGCCGCTCGTAACCGCGAGATCCAGGCGGTACGCAACCAACTGTTGGGCATCGACACCTCCACCGCCGACTTCCTCGCTTCCCTCAAGTCGTTCAACGACGGGATGGACGAGACCTCCGAGTCCATGCGTGCTGGCATCCTCGCTCGTATCGAGGAACTCCGTCGTGAGATGGAGTCCATTATGAACCCCGCTCCTGGTCAGGGTGGGCCGGGAGGCGACACCGACAAGCCGCACGGGGGACGTGGTATCGGTGGCGGGCTCGACGACGGTGGCCCTGGTGCGACAGTGGACTTCTCCTCCATGGACCCGCGCATCGTTGAACTCCAGCGACAGATCGACGAGTACCTCGCCGAGCTGGACCGCATCCCCAAGGCGCTCTCCGACCAGGAACTCTCGATGGCGGTCTTCGACGCGCTGTACAAGTACGTCGAGGGCTCGGCGAAGTACGAAGCCGATCGCTTGAAGTGGGCGCGCCTCAAGGTGGAGCTGGAGTTCGCCGCGATCAAAGCTCAACTCGTGGCACTCGGTAAGTGGGAGGAGTTCGCCGCGCTGTTCAACGACGCCTACGCCGCTGCTCTCCGTGCCGCTGGCAAGAAGCCCGGCGGTGGTGGCAAGGGTGTAGGTGGTGGTGGTGACCGTGGCAGCGACCGCGACTCCATCCGTCGCGAGGTTGGTGGGTTTGGGCTCTCGCCGATGGAGACCGCCATCCGCGAGACCAACCTGTGGCTCGCGGACTTCACCAAGCGTATCCAAGAGGCTGGGTTCTCGACCGCTGAGGCCGCTCGTCTCATTGGAGAGGCCCAGGAGGAAGCTAACCGTCGTATCGCCGAGATCAAGGGTTCGCTGGTGGACCGCTTCCAGGAGTTCATGGGCACCGTCTCGCCATTCGACAAGATCCGCAAGAACGCGCAGGGGTTGATCGACGACATCGAGGATTCGCCGTTTGGGAATGCGCGCAAGGCTCGCATGATCGGCCGAATCATGGAGGAGGTGGACCGACAGATCACTCGTCTGGCCAATGAGATGGCGCTGGGCCTCTTCGGCGAGATGCTCGGCGATCTAGAGAAGTTCGGTGCTGACGAACAACTGATGATGGACGTTCGGCGCAACATGGCGATCATCGAGCACGCGCTCAAGATGGAGCACTACCGCACCGAACTCGAAATCCTCCGCGCTTCGGGCAGGATCGCGCCCGAGGTGATGGCCAAGCTGGACGAGGCATTCAAGTTCCTCGAAGGGGTAGACCCCACCCAGTTCCTCCAGGGTGGCGGCGGTAGCGACTACACGCCCGGCACCGGCACCACCATTCCGGGGTGGCGCGACGAGAACGGCGTCTTCCATCCGTATGACCCGTCGAAGGCCGGCACCGGCATGGAGGACGCGGCGAACGACCTCAAGCGCGCCACCGACATGCTCAATGGGTACATCGACGATGGCATGTCGGAACTCGCTCGCACTTTGAAGAAGATCAACGAGGACTTCGACTTCATCGGCAAGACGCTCGGCAACACTGCACAGGTCACATCCGAGCGAGCCAAGGCGATCAACAGGGCAATCACCGAGTGGCTGGAGCCAGTCGTCGAGGCGCGTCGGGCGATGGACTTCGGTGACCAGTCGGTGTTGCGCGGCGACCAGCAGTTCGCACTCGTCCAGCAGCAGTTCCGTGGCGTCGCGCAGAAGATGTTGGGCGGGGATCTCGACCAGCGCGACCGGCTGTTGGAGCTGGCGGAGCAGTACCGCGAACTCGCTCAGGGCTTCACTGGTGGCGAGGCGTTCAGGTTCATCGACTCGGAGATCAAGGGCATCTTCGATCGCATCATCGCTATGACTGGAGGAGAGTCGCTCACCGACACGCTTGCCAGTCTCGGCCTCCCTTCTAACCCGATGACGATTCAGTCGCCGGAACTCACCTCCTCCATCGAAGACGGCAACGTCGCGGTACTCGGGGAACTCCGCTCCCACACCACCTTGCTCACTACTATCCGCAACGAGAACTCCGCTATGAGAGCGTTGCTCGCCGATCCGCTCACCGTTCGCAATATCGCGTAACCAGGAAGGATGTGGGTGAACCGTGTACACTGCCGAACAAGTCGTACAAGCAATCAAAGACTACGGGTTGGTGATCGTCGAGCACCGCGAGGGCAACCAGTGGCGTGTGGTTGGGCGAGACGGTGGTCGCTTGTCGCCGTTTCTTCCTACCCCAGAGGAGGCCGTCGAGATCGCAGTAGCGCGGCTCACCGAGGGGCGCACGAGGTCGTTGGAGGCCGACGCGGCGCGGCTGTTCGACCGTCTGCGCCAGGGCACGTACTTCGCTCGCCCGCGCGACGTGCAAGTCACCGATCCCACCACCGGGCAGCCGATAACCGTGAAGCGGTGGGACGTGTTCCTCGCTACCGACAACACGCGCATCGTCACTGGCGAGCGGTCGCTGGCGGTGGCGATCATCGAGGCCGAGAAGTGGCTCGCGCAGCAGGGCGGAGGGCAGTAGACGATGGCGCGCCAAGACCTTCTCGACGACGTGACCACGCCACTGGAGGTGTGCG